CCGCCGCCGCAAGCCAGGCATCCACCGCCAAACTTGCCGCTTCTCTAAAGCCCAGAACAAGTGCCGCTACCAGTGAGCACGTCGCCACAAATCAAAATAAAGAGCCTACAGACGAAGAGCGTAAGGAAGCGGAAGCTCTTCAACAACAAGAGAATGCGAAAAAAGCAGCGGCATTTCAAGCTGCCGTTAGAGCTTCCTCTCTTTCCTCCATTAAAGAGGCTAATAAAGAAAACAATTCAAACAACAATGCGGATTCATTGACAACCCGCCTTAGTAAATAAAACCAAAAAATAAATTAGGGGAATGAGTTACGATTTGCGGTGCTTTGGGTGGGAATCTTGTATTATTCCACATACTCTCAAAGCAGTACAAACCCTTGTTCCCACATGGACCGATTTGAAAACATTACGTAAAAAACATGACGAAAACGGCGAGGATTTGTATTTGTTGAGTAGTTTTTTCAAAGATCCCGTTTTCGGTCCCTATATGCCTGGCTATACAAAAGGCAAACGTATTGACGATGGTAGCTACGGAAATATTTATATAGGTACCCGCGGAATCTATATACCCCAAAACAATAAAACAAACGGAATTATACATCTTGAACGCGACCGCGTAATGGAGGAAATCTGTATTAAAGCAGTGCGACTACGAATAACCGACGAAGAGCGAAATGGAAGCCCCCGTACTTGCCTCAGCGCCTACAATGATGAACTTCGTAGCATTCTTGCCGAAGCATTTCTACACGCACTTGTGCTTAAAGTGTTCGAAACGGCAGGAATTCCCCAACGCGCTCCTAAACTCTATGAAGTCGTTGGATATACGCACGGCGGTCATTCAGCCAATTCGCCAAAAGATATTGATTCTGTGTGGATGATTATGGAAATGCTTCATGGTCATACACTGGAACGTTATTTACGTATACATCTAAAACCACTAGACACCGACCACGATACAGTAGCAATCAATGAAATTATTATACTTGATATTCTTTTACAACTTGCGCACTGTCTCTATATTTTACAAACCAAACTACGATTCAATCACCGAGATATAAAATTAAATAATCTGTTTGTCCGCCATCATTCTGATGAATGGATACGCGATTTAGACATAGAAGGTTACGGTCATTATACCTGTAAAAAAGATATAACCCTGCTCGATTTCGGATTCTCTTGTATTGGCTGTCCCATTGACAATACATGTATCATCAACGCAGGAAGTTGGTTTGATGAAGGTGATCTATGTTTCAAGCCAGGACGCGATTTATGTCAATTTATTTATGCGCTTCACGCATCCTACCCACTTTATAAATATATATCAGCAAAATTCTATATATTTCTTTCAACCGCTATGATTGTAAATAATAAAGGCGCCGATGTCAATTTGCTTTATGGTATTAATAAAGACGGCGAACCAAACCGAACACCTGGCGTCCCCGTTGTATTTGATGAGACTATATATACATTTCTAAAAAGTGAAGATGTCTCTGTTCCTGGATGTGAACCTCTTAAATTCTTATCCGCTTTGCGCGAATATCAGAGAATATAAAGCTCTCCATACTTGTATATCTAGGATGAGCTCTGCCGCGAATAAACGTATTATGCGCGATATTGCGCACGTTACCGGTCCGTCCAAAGAGACTCTTGAGCGGACCGGCATTTATTTCCAAAGTGACGAAACCGATATTTATCACGGAACCGCTATGCTTATCGGACAAAAAGATACACCCTACTACGGCGGTTACTATTTCTTTGATATTCGCTTTCCAGCTGATTACCCCTTTGCGCCTATTAAGGTAAAAACTCTTACACAGGATGGAAAGACACGGTTTAATCCAAATATGTATCTCGAAGGCAAGGTATGTCTTTCTATCTTGAATACGTGGCACGACGGACCCCAATGGTCATCCGTCCAAACTCTAGAATCCGTATTGCTTGTAATGATGGCGGATGTTCTCAATGCGATTCCTCTTACGAATGAACCCGCCTACTATAATGCCGGTCTCAACGAGCAAGCCAAAATTTATAACCGTATGCTCTTTCACGCCAATGTCAAGACGGCGATTCTAACTATGCTTAATACGCCACCGCCGTTTGCCATACCATTTCTGGATACGATGCGGGCTGTATTTCTAACAAATTATGGCAATGTGTTACTGGCGACGGAAACGCACGAGGTCGAGTGGGACGGACGGTCCGAAATGCTGGCGGTCTACGGAATGACGATGCGCTACGACTTCGCGCGGCTTGCGGGTGATCTACGGGCGGCAAAAATGATGCTGGAGAGCGCGGAGTCCGCGGGGAGTAAAAATTGAGCAACCCTTTCAGGGTATGTTGGTTGGTACAGTGATGGCTTCTTCTTCCGCTTTAAAGAAATTCCTAGAAGAGCGGCGTACAAATGGTGATGTGTACAGCCTGCTCGGTATGCCTGGTGCCGATATGGGCAAATACAATGTACAGGATGTCGAATACGACCATTTCCTAGAACTTGTTCACGAGTATATTAATGGACAGCCTCCGCGCGCACTTTCCCTTATTGAGCGCCACAAGGAGCATTCCCACATTTTGGTCGATCTAGATTTCCGCTACGGAGAGACGAAGGGTGGACCGCTTATTCGCCACTTCAATCACGACCAGGTTCAGACCTTCATCGCAATGTATATTGCGGCGATGATCTATTTCACGCGCGTCGAGGATCTCGAGGAGGACCTTGTCTTCTACGATATGGTGAAGCCGGCGCCCGAAACTGATAAGAACCAGCATAAGGACGGTATCCATATCCAGTGCCCTACGCTTAATACACTGCCGAAGTTCCAGCACGCCATTCGCGGATTCCTGCTGAAGAATGAGGCGATTCTCAAAGTCTTCGGCAGCACGAATATGTCCAATACTGCCGAAGACTGCTTTGATAAGTCGGTGATTTCGCCCAACGGCTGGTTCCTCTACGAGTGTTGTAAGCCCGATAAGTCCCAGTATAATGTGGCGCATATCTGGAAGGTGGATATCGCGGATATTCAGGAGTCGCTCGGTGGCGTAGACCCTGATAACTTTGCGGAGCTTGTAGATATTGTCAAGGATATGATGACCGATGTGGCAATTCCTGCGTCGTCGCTGGAGATTATGAAGACGCTCAGCATCCGTCTAGGATCCACCGATTTGGTAGAGCCGGCTGTCCGTACGGTGCGCTCCGCCGAGTGGGAGACCTGCGCCGCATCAGGCTCTACAAACTCGAAGAAGCCTATTCGCCGTGCGACGGCGGCGGTGGCGCGCGCACCTGCTACCGAGGGTGGGGCGGATGGTGGTGAAGCTGCCGCCGAAAATGAACTGATTCCTGATGCGGTGATGATGAATGTACCGGTTGAGACGTCCGAAGAGGATATCAAGTTCGCATATCGCCTTTGTAAGGAGTGTATCAATCCCGAGAGGCGCGCGGGTGAATATTCCGACTGGGTGACACTCGCATTCTGCCTCAAGAATATCTCAGATACCGATGCGTCCTATGAGGCGTGGGTTGATGTGACTCGCCGCGTTGATGCGCACCATAAGAAGAAGACATATACCGACGACCAACTCCGCTCGCGTTGGAGCTATGTCAAGCTCAATGGTTCGCGCCGTCCCATCCGTATCGCCTCGCTCGTAGAGTGGGCGAAGGAGGACAATCCAGATAAGCTCCGTTCGATTCGTTCTGAAACGGTCACCGAATGGATTATCAACTACGCAAACGACACGCACGTGGATCTTGCCGAACTTGTCCACCGTCTCTATAAGCACGAGTTCCGTTGCTCCGTTGGAGCACGCCGTGGAATGCCCGAACTCTTTCACTACAACACGGAGGGAAGTAGCTGGAAACGCCTGAAGACATCCACTGAACTTCGCCTACGGCTGTCAAATGAAGTGAAGAACGAGATCATTCAAGCCATTTGCGAGATTGGTCGCCGTCACAATAACACGCCAACAACAAACGAGGTGGAACGTGATCGTGCCGATGAGCGAATGAAGAAACTTGGTAATATCGCGCGTCAGCTGAAGATGTCTGGATTCAAAGATAGCGTTCTCAAAGAGTCGCAAGAGCGTTTCTATGACGAGGACTTTACGACGCGCCTCGATTGCGACCCTGATATCATCGGTGTGAGCAACGGCGTCCTTGTTCTCAACTATCACGAGCAGGAGGATATGAGCGATATGCGTGTCCTTTTCCGCAAGGGGCGCCCCGATGACAACATCAGTTTCCAGATGGGACGGATGGAGCCTGACCTGGACCCCATTCCCTATGAGCCCTATAACCCAAATGATCCTGAGCAGATTGCGCTGATGGGATTCTTCTCGCTCATTTATCCTGATGCCGACCTTCGCGAGTATGTCATTACTCTGCTTGCCAGCTGCCTTGAGGGACGCAACAAGGAGCAGAAGTTCTGGATTAACACGGGCGGCGGCTCCAACGGAAAGTCAATGCTCCAAACGCTAATGGAATACACATTCGGTGATTATCAGACTTCGCTTCAGACAACCGTTCTGACCCGTAAGCGACCCGAGTCCGGCGCGGCAAATCCCGATATGATTACGACCAAGTGTAAGCGCTACATCTATATGGGTGAGCCTGATCCCGGTGAGAAGCTCAATACGTCCCGTATGAAGCAGCTAAGCGGCGAGGATCGTATTGAAGCCCGCGGACTCTTCTCAGACCAGGAGAAGTTCAACATGATGGGCAAGATGTTCCTTTCGTGTAACGACCTTCCTCCTATCTCCTCAATGGACAACGGTACGTGGCGCCGCATTCGCGTCATTCCTCACATCAGTACCTTCAAGGATCCTGGCAGTCCTGACATTGATCCGTCGAAGCATATTTACGAGAAGGATATGCGTCTCAAACTCAAGCTCAAGAACTGGCGTGTGGCATTCCTCGGACTCCTTGTTCACTACTACAATACGAAGTATCTGCGTGAGGGTCTCAAGGAGCCTCCCTGTGTATTGGCGGCGTCCAATAAGTACAAGGAGCGCAACGACGTCTTCATGTCCTTCTTCAACGAGCACTATGTCAAGCAGGCAGATGCGGGACCGGTCACGCTCAAACAGGTGCGTATTGACTTCCGTGAGTGGAAGAAGAAACTGGGACGTGATATTGATCTCAAGGAGACTCTGCTTGTTGAACGAATGAAGGCGGAGTGTGGTAACAACTCCACCGACAAGGAGTTCTACGGCATTGTGCCGATTGAAGATACGGAAGAGGACCTTAGCGGCGCGGCGGTCGCGGTGACGGCGCCAGCGTCTTCTACTCCTCCAGTTACTCCTCGGCAGACTGTAATCCCAACAAGGCGCTAATGCGTCAGCTGGTTACCTATTTTTTGCTAGGCATCTGTAAATGAATAAAGACGAACTCTTTAATGATTTTATTAAAGTGCTCATCTTCGGTGAGGGGCAATCCATTGCCGCTGAACCCCTTAAAAAGGCGTTCAATGCCTGGAAACGTAAATTTCTGGTCACGCCCAACCTCAAATACGAGGAGATGCTCGATGTATTAAGCAAACGTGCCGGCGTAGTTCGTGCCGATACACACCTGACCGGTGTTGGTTTACGAACTAAAGAAACCAAAGAACTCGACTTAAAAAAGTATATTATGCGCTAGGGCTGGATGGCGGAAAAACATACATATATTCAATGAATATACTTATGTTGTATGGGGGCGGGGCTGGACAATTAACCGTAGTAAGTAATCAGCATATAGCACGTGACCAACGCAAGAACAACACCAGTGGTGCCACTGATAGCGCGGAATTTAAAGGTCGAATTCGGCTGTAATGTGATAAGTGCTACGTGTGCGAGAAGGGAAAAGGAAACTAGTGCTACAATCCAAAAGGTGAGCATCACCTTATCATCGCTTGTTTGGAATCCAAACACGTGCCACGGCACACCATTCGTCGGTTCATTATCCAAGAAGTCGCGACGGTATTTACGTTCGTCGTGCTCAATCTTTATCGCATCTTTTTGCGACGTTTCTAATTCTGTCTTGAGCTCAGCCTCATAATGCTTGAGCAATGATACAGCCTCCGCGAGGTCATTTCCCATCTTAAATTTATCCTGAAGATCATTATCTAATGTATTTTGTCGGGTTCGATATTGATTAATAAATTCACTGTTTTCACGCGATAATTCGCGTGCTGTCCGGGTGAGTTTTACACTAGGATCACATTGATCCACCGCATTATTTGCCGTATTTAATTGATTTTCTAATGTCGATACCTGAATCTTATTCGCCTGGCACACTGAAACAGGATCTGGAGTTGCGCTAACATTACGCGCCTGTGTAAGAGAAATCGCTTGTGAAACGGGTGACGTTGGACTACATCCAGGAGCACATTGGGGCGGTGCCGATTGCTGATTACCCATCCTTATAATGGTTCAACATTTAGCCTATCTGGCATCGCATACAGAATGTATTTGATCTATTAATGTTGTATTACTATCTTCAAACTCTTGTAACTGATTCATAGCTCCTATGCCTATATTTGTCAGATCGTTATTAATATTTGATCCGCACTGTTCTATCGTATTGACAGTCGCCGCAAGAGCACTCTCGATATCCTCAACCGTCTTACCAAGAGTATCAGGGCAGCTCGGGGGTGGTGTAGGACCAGCCTTGGGGAAGCGGCGACGGTGCCAGAGCTTGACGTCGCGCGGTCCCTCGGTGTAGTAGTACTTGTACAGACCGACGCCGGCAACACTGAGTCCGAGCAGACCGTAGAGAAGACCGGCAAATCCCACAGTAATCATACCCTTCTTCGTCAAGTACATCACGATTGCCGCCGCCAATGACCCCATAAACACAATTTGTAAGAAAAACAGGGTCTCCAGCTTATCATAATTATACCATTCGTTAATCTCGAACTGACGCTTCGAATTTTCCTTGTCCCGTTCAATCGAGCTTTCAATTCTACGATTGTTTTCTAGCATAACTCCTGTAATCGCATTTACATCACCGGAGCGAGTCTTATAGAAATTTACATTGTGATGCATATCCATATAACGACCTAAATCGATTTGCGCCTTCTGAAACGCGCTTTCCTTGCGTGTCTTAACATCCGATAGAATCGCACCAATATTCTTCTGTTGAAGTTGGCTGTAACCAGCAGGATCCTTGCGTAATCCTGTAGCAAAATTTAGACGTTCTAATTGCTGATCACGAACGACGGCAGCAATCGCTGGATTCTTATATGTTGTCATTCTTCTCTGTAATGTTAAAATACTTTTATCTATTTTTCATTATAGAAACTCACAAGAGACTATGTGTTCTCTCGGGGGTTTTATAGAGTAGATTAGACCGGGATTTATGCTCGCTGGTAAACATAGAATATCGCACCAAGCGCTAAAATATTCAATGCGGTCCATACCACAATCCGGTTATTTGTATAGTTGTTCTTCTCCTCTGTATAACGTACCATCTCCTTCTGCGTTGTAAGAATCACATCATTCTTATTAAGGAGATTGTAGCCTTTATTTAACTCAGCAAGCTTCTTATTAATATCAATATTCATAGTATCAATACCCTTCTTCGACATCATAATATTGCTGACACGCGCCTGCGACAGATAGCTGATTACCTGAAGAACGCAATTCGCACGCTTATTCAAGGTTTGCGTAATTTCAAGATAAGTATTCGCTTGCGTAGCATTGGTAGCCTGACCAGCTGTTGCCGACTGTAAAAACTGGTTCAGAGCATACATATAGCGCGAATCATACCAGCAGAATTCCTGTTGTAAATTCGAATATAACTTATTATCATTTGCCATAAGCGCATCCATATCATAACCACCATCGCTATTCATCTTAGGTGTAGGGATTAAACCCGACTTAATAAGCGAATTTACGTGCGACGTAATAGCAGCACTTGTAACAAGTCCAGTCTTCGGGTCAACCGGAAGACTATCACTCATAACACCCTTGTTTCCATTACCAGTCCACGTCTGTAATAGAAACGCGGGAGTCTTTTTAGAAGACCGATCAATTTCGGGACACGATATGACATGATTGTTTCCAGGCATATCTCTCTGTCAAAACCGGATTTTTATTTCTTGGCGCGAAGCTTCAATGCGCCGCC